AGAATTATACCGCAAGGTTTAGAACTCGGTGAAGGTGACGCTCTATTTAGTCAACCCTTAGGAGCGTCTACTTCTAATGCCGATCCCGTTTTAATGACTTCTGCATGTATTGGAGAGAAAATCACTAGTGTTAGAGCTTTAATTAAAAGATTTACGCCAATTCGTAGACTTTTGACTAATGCTGGTGGAGACAATAATGGAAAAACAATTAAGATCATTCCCGACGCAATTCCATGTATTAATGGTATATTAGCTGATCCTACAATAGCATTTAGTGCTGATACGTATGCGATTTGGGCTTCATGTTATGCCATGGTAGGTGGAGGAATTAGATTTCGTGATGTTATCGATACAGGATTGTTAACTGCTAATGGTGCCGTTTTACATGCACCTGTAGTTTCATCCTATGATATTCAAGATAACAGTGTTCCTTCTGCTATGATGATCAATTCAGCTCCATCAACTTATCCAGTGAATTATCCATTGGTATTAAACTCTTTGGAGAAGGACAGCAGTCTTACTGTAGAACTTCCTCAATATACTCGAACTCTGGCACGAAGTGTTGGAGATTTAATGATCTTCCAATTTACTGGTGCTCCCAGTTATGAAGATTATACTCCTACTGGCAATGTTACTGGAGGTAGACTTAGTTTTTCAATTCCTGAAAATTCTACTGTCACTCCCGTTGCTGGTTTCTCGGTACATAAAATATATCGTGCCGGAGCAGATGATGCTCAATTTTACAGTTTTATTTCTGTACCTCCGATGTTCAACACTCCTTCTGTTGATACATCAACTTTCGCTTAATGCGAAACCAATCAAAGCCCTCGAATGTTACAGGTTTATTCGTGGGAAGAAACTTTGAACCTCCTGGTTTTCTCAGGTTCATTGATTTTCGGGTTTTTCAATCCCTTACGTAGATTGAGACAGTAAATGTCTTCACATCAGTTTATTAGGGGTTGGTCTCCCCTATAATCTGTGTGGCGCAACGAAACGCGTCCATTTGCTGCAAACGGCTA